CATTCGGGACACCGGCGTTCAGCAGACGCCACGTAGCCTGAGGCAGACCCGTGCGGATCGTGGTCTTGTGGCCGGTCGGGAGGTTGCCCTCCATGAACGACATGTCGGTCAGGACGTCGTTTGACTGGTTCAGGAGCTCGACGATGGAGGCGATCTTGCCATCCGGGTCGAGGCGTTTGCTGAGATCGATCAGCGTCGGGTTGTTTGCTGCAAGCGTTGCCATTGCGGAGTCCTCGTCAATTCATGGTTGGAAACATGCGTTTTGCCATATCCATCTCGGCGCCCTTGGGGCTGCCCGGGATGAACCTGTCCTCACTGATCGCCTTGCCGGCTTTGTAGAACGCTCGGATCACTTCCGGGTGGTTGCCCAATCCGGTCATGTTCAGAACATCCTGCAGCTCGGGCGTGCCAAAGCTCTCCAGGGCCTTGCGGGCGAGGGCGAGGTTCTCGGTGAACTTCTCACCACCGATCTCCTTGTCGACCTTCACCTGCTCCACCCAACTCGTGACCAGGGCTTGCTGGGCCTCCACCTGACGCTGCTGCATCTTCACAGCAATGTCAGCGATGGCTTGCGCCTTGCCTTGCTCGAGTCCGAGCTCTTTGGCGATCGCGCTGAACTCCTCAACCGCTGCGCTGTCGAGCGTCACACCTTCGGGTGCCTCAAACGCATAGGCCTCGGGGGCCTGCACGCTCTCGCTCGTCACCGCCTCGGCGCGGGGTTCAGCCGGGCTCTCACTCACACTCGCTTCCACCACGGCGTCATTGACAGGTGTGCCGGTGTCCGCAGTCATCTCAGTCATGCTTGGTCCTATGCTCAGCGAGCACTTTCATGTACCCGGCGGTCGAGGCCTCGAGCAGCTCGGCTGTCAGGAAGAGCCCGATGTTTCGCTGTCCCTCGTTGAAGGCCATAACGGAACCGCTATGGTTGAACGAGCTGCGAAACACTCCTGCCTCCTCCAACAGTCGGAGCGCAATGCGCCGACCTTGCGGGTGACCCAGCAACCAGCGCAGGTCTTCGAGTTCTTTGCGTCGGTTTTCGCGGGCCTTGAGCTCATCGCTCTCGGCCTCACGAGCCTGACGGTTCAGGTCTGTCGGATCGTCACTGATTGCCACGGGAGAGATGCTAGGGGCACTCGGGCGGGGTCACGGATACGGCCTCCTCCACCACCTGCATGGGAGAGGCAGACCACGGGCCGTATTCGGTCAAACACTCCGGGCATTCGGCGAAAATCTGGTGCCCGATGCGCGTCACGCGAAAGTAAATCGAGTGCTCCTCGGTGCAGAGGCACACGAGTTTCTCCACCTCGCGCTTGGCTTTTTTGAAGCCCGGCGCTTTAGCCATCGCTGCGCGCCATGCGGATATCGCAGCGGTAGCGCTCGACCTCGCCGAACTCGCGGTGATAGGCAATGGCCACCATGTCGCGCCCGGCGCGGTAGCCCGCGGCGGTGGCCCAGGCATCGCGCGAGGCGAGCGTGCGGAAGCTCTCCACGGTGCAGCCGGGGAGCTCGAGTTTGCTGGAATGGTGGATGTGTCCTGTCAGCCAGTGACGGTGCTCTGCGAACCCCCAGGCCTCGCCCTGGTCTGCCGCCATCACGCCGCCCAGTTGCGCGGGCTTCACGGTGTCGCCGTGGGTCACGCCGATGAGCACGCGCCCGTGCGTGACGTAGTGGAACTTAGGCCCTGCGGGGTGGATGAGCACCCGGGGTTCCTTGTGAAAGAACGCCTCCATGAAGGCGGACAACATCACGGAGGAATGGTCATCGTGATTACCGATCGCGTTGATCACCTCCACTCTCTGGTGCTTGCGCAGCGCCAACCCCACCAGATCGATCATGATCTGGCAGCCAACTTTCAGCACCCGCGGCCAGCGCGTGTCGACGTCCAGCGCGTGCCCTGAGCGCGACGTGCGGTTCTGGTTGTTGTCGCTGTGAAAGAAATCGCCCAAGTTCACGATCAATGCGCGCTCGCTCCCCGGTGCGACCTGCACCAGGCGCGAGGTGGCAGAGAGCAGATCCTGGCGCGCGATGTCGCAGTCAAAGTCCTCGCCCGCCTCGTCCTTCCAGGCGTACATCCCCACGTGTGGGTCGCCCATCGGGTAGACGGTCAGGAGCTCGGCGTCGCTGCGGGCAGGGGCTTTGACGGGTTTTGCCACCCCTCGGTACTCATCGGCAGCCTGCTGGATCGCCTCCTGCAGCGCTTGGAACGCATCGCTGGTGCTGAGTTTGGCTTTGACCCATTGGAGCTTTACGTTGCCGTCGGCGTCGTACATCGTGGACGTCTCGGCGACGTGCGCGGGCGACACAGGGCGGGTCATCTGGGATTCGGGCGCGTAGCCCCGGCGTGCGGCGTTTGTGCGGATCAGCACCAGCATCCGCTGCACGTTGCGCCGATTGATGCCAAGCGCCGCGCCTCCTTTGGCAATCGATCCCTCGCGCACGATCGCCTGAATCAGCCTGCGCTGGGCGTCGCTCTCGCAGAAGGGGAGAAGGCCTTCGACATCTGTCACCACTGACCTCGGTCAGGCGTTACACGAAGGGCGCGCTCGGGCTGTTATAGCCCTGGAACTGGTTCATGACATCGCGCAGGCCTTGCACGTCAATCTCGCTCGCGGTCTTCGCGCTCTCGACGGCTTGCGGAGCGACGGCCGCCGACATCTGCGCCTGTTGAGCGGCAGCGCGCTGCTCGCGGATCGCGGCGACATCGGCATCCGGGATCACGATCTTGGGGTTCACACCGTAGGCCTCGGCGTAGTCATCGATCACCTGATCGAAGTCCACCTTGTCGACCACGGCAGGCGAGAGCGCAGCCAACTGCCCCACGGCCCCGAGCAGGCGGTCCATACCGGAGGTGGCCACTGCGCGCTGCGCTTGTGCCAGCACCGAGATGAAGTCCACCTTCACGTCCATGCCTTCCAATTCCGGCGGGGGCGGTGGGAGGATGTTCGCTTCCACGCAGCGCTCGAAGGCAATGTCAATCAGCGGTGACAGGAGCTCGTTGTGCAGGCGCTCCAGCACGGGGCCGAGCATGAGGAGTTTCTCCTCGTGACGCTCGGCGACCTCGGTGGCGGTCATGCGCGAATTGGCAGGCTGACTCGCGATCATCAAGAAAAGATCCGCGTAGTAGGCGGAGCGAATGCGCTCGCGCACGTCCTGGATGTCGATCAGGAGGTGCTGCAGATCGAGCCGCACCTCGAAGGCACTGCGCACGCCTGAGTTCTGGCCTGCGGAGTCGATGTAAAAAACACCACCCGGGAGGCGCGCCTTGGTGGCCTCTTTGTACCGGGTGGGAACCTGGAGGGGTGGATTGACCATGTAGTCAATCCCCTGCCCCTTGCGCAGTTGCTGGTGCTGGAGCTGCTTCACATCGCCCAGGCACTCCATCCCGGGGCTGGTGCCGTAGACGTCATTGCCCGTCACCACCCAGCGCGGGGCAAGCACCGGGAAGCGGTCGAAGCCTGACTCGGACAGGAAGGTGTCGCCGCCGTCCTTGCCGGGCTCGAAATAGATCGACGCAAAGGGCTTGTTCTTGCTGTCTTGCTTGCCGTAGTCACGCTCTCGTCGGGGCTCGACGACGTGCAGCACGTCCACCCAGGCGTCGTAGTTGCACTGGTTGTAGAGGCTTTTCACCGTGAGCGAGCAGTTCTCGAGCCCGAACTGCCCGACCATCTGGCCGACCGTCATCTGGAACTCGCGCACCAGCGTGTCCACCTCGCCCCGGTCGTTGGTGGCGAGTGCGTACTCCCCGATCGTCAACGGGTAGTGGTGGATCACGTTCTCGAAATCGGGCAGCACCACGGAGGCTGCGGTGCCGAAGAGCCCGAGCTCCTCATAGACCGAGTGCAGTGCGCGGTAGGTGTTGGAGCTCGAGAAGATCCGGCGGATCAGCGCGGCGGTCTCGTGGAGCCAGCTCTTGACCGCCCCGGATTCCATCAGATCCCGGTCTTCGATCTCCAGGCGAAACCACGGGCGGGCGGGGCTCGTGACCCCGCTCATCAGTCCGGCTGCGAGCGTGCGTGCCCCGAACACCGCAGCGTTGTCCAGGATGTGGTTCGCGCGCTTGTCGCCGCGGTTGCGATCGGTCGCGACAAAGCGCCCGGAGCGCGGCTGCTGGTAGTCCGAGATCTCACGCCAGTGCGTGATCCAGGAGGATCGCTCGGTCCAGAGCTGGCTCTTTCGCGAGAGCAGCTTCTGGCGGCGGTTGATCGGCGCGCCGTCCTGCACTCAGCCCCCGAGGAGCGTGGCGCGCCCCGTCGAGACGGCACCGACCCCGTTGGGGCTGGTGAGGAGCGAGCCTCCGACCATCCCGCTCTGGCGGCGCTGCGCGCGCATACGGCCCATGTCCACATCCGGCGGCTTTGCGGGCTGCGGGGGCGGAGGCGGGTCTGGCATCTTGGGGGACTTCATGCACATCGTGGCGCGGTCTCCTGCACGTTGGGGGGCATTGTTGCCCGCCGTGCCGCGCGACACGGATACGGCTCTAGAGGCGCTGGTAGGGGTCGTAGGCCAGCACGTCCTCGCGGCCTGAGCGGCTCGAGAGGCCCATGCGCTGAGCGCGGGCGACGGTGGAGTCATCGCGCTGCACGGGGTAGGCGAAGGTGAGCGCCAGCGCATCGCCGAGATCCGGTGAGGGCAGGCCGCGGGCTTTCAGATCGTCCTTGCTCTCCAACTGGATCTTGTCAGCCGGCGTGAACCGGTAGGTGGGTGCGGCGAGATCCTGCTTGAGCTCCACGATGTCGGGGATCGCCCCGCCCGCCCGCAGCCACTCTCTCAAATCCCACCACATCTCGGCGCGCTTGTTTAAGTAGCGTGCGTGGTTGGGCGAGGCGCTGAAGGCGACTTCGGTCACGTCGTAGTGCAACTGGCGCAGCCGGTCGATCACCCCTGCCCCGTTGCCCGCATCGCAGAACACCGCGTCGGGCTTCCAGTCCTCGATGATCTGCGCGATGCGATCTGCCAAGGCCATGTTGTCCAGCCCCTTGAACACCCAGGGCTTGCCCGCGTGCAGGCCTTGGCGGGGGAACACCACCGAGCGGTCATCGCCAAAGCGCGCAGGGTCGATCCCTAACACGCGCCCGGCCCAGGAGAAGTCGGCGGGCTTCAGATGGCGCTGGCAGGCGAGCTGCACGTCGGAGAGCGAGATCAGCTGGTTGTCGCCCGCGGCGCTGAAGTCACAAAGCATCTCGCGCCGGAAGGTGTTTTCGTCGACGGACGATCGGTAGCGCTCGATCTCAACCGCCAGCAGCGCATCGGTGTCGTAGCAGGTGTAGCTTGCGGCGTGCCAGTCGGGCCGACCTCGAGCGCCGAAGAACAATTCGCTGAACAGGTTGATGCCGTGCGGGGTGCCGATGAACGCAGCCCATCCCAGACGGTCGGCGAGCGCGGGCTGCAGCACCTCGCGCCAGGTCTCGGGCTTGATGTCCGCGACCTCATCGAGCACCACGCCGTCCACGCGCAGGCCGCGCATCGAGTCCGGGTTGTCGGCGCCGAAGATGCGGATGCTCGCGCCCGAGGGCGGCAGGATGATGCGAAGCTCGGACTCGTTCACCTCGGCCAAGCGGTGCTCGACCAACGGCGCCACGATCTGCTTCAAGCGCGACCAGGCGATCACCTTGGCCTGCTTGAGCAGCGGGGCGACGTACAGGAAGAGCCCGAGGGGCTGATCAAAGCGCAGTGCGCTGTCGAGGAGTTGTCTCAGCGCGAGCTCGGTCTTACCTGCCCGGCGGTGCAGGGCGAGCACCGTGAAGCGCTGCCGGCGCACGTGGCACTCCTGCTGCCAGGCGCGGGGCCGGTAGCCGAGATCGATCCTCACGCGAGATCGGAGTGGTCGCCGGGCTCGGGCACCCCGGTCACGATGATCACCTGAGACTGGGTGCGCATCGGGCCGCCGTCGGCGCCCGTGAGCTCGGTGCGGTCGGCGTAGACGGATTTGCGCCGGCCCTTCAGCATCAGAGTCAGCAACTGGTCGCTGTAGCGCGTCTCAGTGCCCACCAGCGCACCCTGGTGCCACACCCCTTGCTCCCACCCCGCCACCGCGCGCCTGAACGCCTCCTGCTCGGCCCGATCGATGCCTTCCTCGATCGCGTGGTCCCAGGCATCGGCAAAGTCCTCGTCGGACTGCCGGGCGCGCCACGCCGTGGTGCGCTCGATGCTCGCCGCCTCGCAGGCATGCCGGATGATCGGCACCTCGCGCAGCGCCCGGAGGAAGATGGGTTTCCAGTCGTGCTTCATGGCGCCCACCCTAGTCGCCCCTGTCCATCGTCACGGATACCCGAATCATCCGCGCTGCCCACTGCCCCCGGTTCCTGCCCGAGACAATGTGCTGGATGCAGGACTTGCTCACCTCGAACTTCTCCGCCACCTCGGTGTAGCTCAGTCCCGCGTCCACCAGTGCCAGGATCAGCTCCACATCGTGGTCGGTGAGTTTGGTGTTGGGGTGCGACTCCCCGATGCGTCTGCCAGCGTCGTTCAGCCGAATCTCCCTCACTCACCAGATCCTCCCAGTGAACGTGCAGAAATCAACACAGAACCCCACAACGACCCCCCGCAACCCTGCAACGTGCAACGCGGCCTAAAGGCCCGCGTTGCAGTCGTTGCTTCGGCGGGTTGCTGCGCAACGTGCAACGCGTAGCAATACGTTGCTCGCGTTGCCGCGTTGCAATCAAAACCCACTCAAGAAATCCCCCAACATGCCAAAAACCACATGCTCATCCACGATCGAAACGCCTGCTGAATCTGCTGAAATCAACCGGTTCAGCGACTGGCGCACCCGCTGCCGACGCGTATCGCGTGCCCCTTCGGGCTTCACCAACCGCCCCGCAGCCTCACTCACCACCCCCTCCACAGGCGCCCGCAGACCCCCTGCACACTGCCCTCGGACGACATCCATCACGACCTTTTCAACCGGTCCCAACACCCTTTTCTGGCCCTCTGCGACCGGCACCTCGGCCTCAATCACCACGCAACTGGTGACCGGATCCAAGTCCTCATCGACCCCCAACTGGACCACCTCAAGGTCAAAGCCCCAGCGCAGTTCGTCCTCGCCGTCTTTCTGTTTGCTCAACCTCAACCAGCGCCCAGACTCCTCGCGCACCACCTCGAGCTCAGCGTCTGCAGCAGCGCGAATCCCCGACCAGCCTCTGGCACCCTTGCTGGTGTCCTTGCCTGAGTGATGCACCAGGAGCACCACGGCGCCTGTGTGGCGGTGCAGCGCTTTGCAGTGCGACAAAGCCTTGCCCATGTCCTCACCGCTGTTCTCGTCCCC